GGATTATTTACGACATAGGGAAACCCCTAAGGAGCTTCCAAAAGATACTCCAGCGCCAGATCCTATGGCAGAATCATGGGCTCAGAAAAATAATTGGTTCGGTCAAGACCGAGCAATGACTTTCACAGCTTTTGAAATACATAAGGATTTAGTGGAAAAAGAAGGGTTTGACCCTAAAACTAATGAATATTATGCGGAAATTGACAAGCGTATAAGAGTTGACTTTCCTCATAAATTTGGTAAGAGTGATACTATTAATACGACCAAGCCCGTTCAGACGGTTGCTTCTGCGTCTACATCAGCCGCAAGAAGTATAAAACCTGGTCGCAAAACTGTGAAGCTCACGCCTTCACAGGTAGCAATAGCTAAAAAATTAAACGTGCCACTCGAAGATTATGCGAAACAGTTACACATGAAGGAGGTATAAGCATATGAAAAAAGAACAAGTTAAAACCCCTCGTGCTCAGCAAACTAGGTCTGAATCTGATAGACCTAAGGTTTGGGTGAATTCATCTCACTTAGATGCACCCAAGTGTCCGGCTGGCTTTAGACAGCGTTGGATTCGTTTTGAAACGATGGGCGTAGATGATACGAAAAATATCACCGCCAAGTTAAGACAGGGATGGGAACTCGTAAGAGCTGATGCCTACCCAGATCTAAACTTCCCCGCAATTGAAGCAGGTAGATACAAAGGGTACATAGGAGTAGGTGGTCTAGTGTTGGCTAGAATACCGGAGGAGATCGCGAAGCAACGTGATGCGTATTTTCAAAAAATGGCGCAAGCAAAAAACGAAGCAGTCGAAAACGAACCTCTCAAGGATCAACATCCAAGTATGCCAATGAGTAATCAAAGGCGTACTACGTATAGTTTCGGTGGTGCAAAAAAGGACGATTAATTTTTTAGTCACTCTTTTAAGGTTAAACCTCGCTATCGAATTTTTTTTAACCCGTTCATAGGGAAACTTATGGACAACACTAAGGAATAGGTAAAAACTATGGCAAATACACAAGCTAGTGGATACGGACTAAAACCAGTGAACACGCTAGGAAATACTCCAGCGACTTCTGGTCAGTCTAAATACACTATCAAAGCAGCACATGGTACAGCTATTTATAATGGTGAGCCAGTTAAACTGATCGTAAACACAGGATCAGGAACTGGTGGTTTTGTTGAAGGCGCAGCAGCAGCTTCTACAGATTTAATCGTTGGAGTTTTCAACGGTTGTTTCTACAATGCTTCTACGACTGAAAAACCTACTTGGAGCAACTACTATCCTGCTACAACTACACCTGCAAATAGCGAAGACATAACTGCTTTTGTAAATGACAACCCATTCCAGGAATATCAGATCGCAACAGGCGCAGCGATTTCTGCTACAGCTCACACTGTTCAAGCATTAATCGGCCAAGTTGCAGACACATCTGCTTCCGGTGAATCTACTTCTGGTAGAAGTTCTTGCACGCTTAATGAAGGCGCAGCAGCTACTACTGCTAAACAGTGGAGAATCCTAAGAAGAGCAGAGGATCCTGATAACAGTGACTTCAACGCAGCTTATGCAAACATGATTGTTGTTTCTAACAACAAATATAATGCATTTGTCGTTGGGGTATAATAGGAGTATATAAACTATGGCAATATCACGAGCACAGCTAGTCAAAGAACTAGAACCAGGTTTAAATGCACTATTTGGCCTGGAATACAAACGTTATGAAAACGAAGCATCTCAGATATTCGACAACGAATCATCTGACAGAGCTTTTGAAGAAGAAGTAATGCTTAGCGGTTTCGGTACTGCTGATGTAAAACCTGAAGGTAGCGGCGTTCAATACGACGATGCACAGGAAACTTACACAGCTAGATACACTCACGAAACTGTGGCATTAGCATTCGCGTTAACAGAAGAAGCTATCGAAGATAACCTCTACGACAGAATCTCTTCTCGTTACACAAAAGCTTTAGCTCGTTCAATGGCAACATCAAAACAAGTGAAAGGTGCAAACGTTCTAATTAATGCATTCGCAACATCTGGCTATAATGGCGGAGACGGTGAATCTTTATGCGGTAACGCTCACCCAACACTTAATGGTAATCAGTCTAATATACCAACTACAGCAGCAGATCTTTCTGAAGTATCTTTGGAGCAAGCGTTAATTGATATCGCAGGCTACCAAGATGAGAGAGGTCTTAAAATTGCAGCTCAGGGACAGAAAATGATCATCCCTAAAGAATTGCAATTCACAGCTGAGAGAATAATGAAATCTCAAGGTAGAACTGGTACAGCGGACAATGATATCAATGCGATCAAAGCAATGGGTATGGTTCCACAAGGTTACACTGTGAATCACTACTTAACTGACACTGACGCTTGGTTCATTAAAACTGATGTTCCAAATGGAATGAAACACTTCGTTAGAGCACCTTTGAAAACAGCTATGGAAGGCGACTTCGATACTGGAAATGTAAGATACAAAGCGAGAGAAAGATACAGCTTCGGCTGGTCTGACTGGCGTGGTATCTACGGAAACCAAGGCGCGTAATAACTAGGTATTAAAGTAAAATTATGAGGCGGCCTTAAAACCGCCTCATTCTTATTGAAAGATGAAAAGATGAGAAAATTCTTCGTATGTATCAATTATAATGGTTATCATGCCACAACGGTTATTGAGGCATTAGATAAGGTTGAATCTATTGAACAATCAATCCTTGACAAACTAGGAAGAAATGAGATAAAGTTCGAGAAAGATGGATTTACCCATGGTAAATGGATCACATATGAGGAGTTTAGAGATGACCGAACACCTGTACAATATGAAACGGTCCTTGGAACTAGAGTGGCAAAAGGAGCACCTGCAATCGGGAAAAGTTAATCTTAAAATGATTGAGATTAATAAAGAGATTCAGGATGTCATTAGAGACATAATTGCTCAAGAAGAAGCGGAAGCTGCTCAAGAGATTAGAATAAGCGAAGCCAAGGCTGAAGTATCAATAGCCACTTAAGAGCTATTACAAAAATCAAACATTGCGGATAGGATCACTTGCGCTAAAGGAAATTTTGCGCTATATCTGAAGTACTATACAATTATTAATTTGATGTAGACGAGTATAGTCGACGGCCTAAAGACTGCATCATATAAATTAGGAGGATTATAATCATGGCAACAACTACATTTTCGGGCCCAATAAAAGCGGGAACGATTAAAGCTACGACTGGTACAACTCTTGGATCTGATGTTAAAAACACAGGCCAAGTGGTAATGGCACAGACGTTTTCAACAGGAACTACTTTAGCTAGTGGCGCTTCTGCTGCAAACTCAACAACTGTCGTTATCCCAGCTAACTCACAGATCATAGATATCGTTCTTGACTGTCCTACAGCAATGGCTGGCGCAAATTGCGACTTCAGTGTTGGAGATACAGTTGGTGGTAATGCGAGTTTCATTAATACATATGAAATTACAACTGGTTCAGGAGCTGGACGTAAATATCCAACAACTGAAGCTGGTGGTGCATTAGCATGGGCTGATACTGGTACTGCGGACGTAAAACTTACGTGGACTAGTGCAGGTGCTACATCTGCTGGTGAAGTTAGAGTTACAGTTTTGTATCAACAAAATAATAACTTAGCATAATAAAATAATGTGAGCTCCTTCGGGAGCTCACAATAATTAGGAGAATAATATGGGATACGCAGGTGGAACAACACCAGTAAAACAGTTCTACACAGAAGCTAGTTCTAGATTAGCAACGATAACCGGTGGTGCAACATACCCTGATAAAATTGTAATGCTAAAAGGTGTTACAGTAAATGCAGGCGCAGCTAATTGCTCTATAAAAATATTTGATGGTTCCGACAATACTGGAACTTTAAGATATCAATTTAAAGGCGGTACAGCAGCGGGAGATTTATACCAAGAGTATATTGCCTCTAGTGGAATTAAATTCGATAACGGCATGTATATTGAATTTCAAAGTTCTGGCGGTGGTATCGGAGCTACTGAATCTGTTCAAGTAATCTGGCAGTAGGAGGTCAATAGATGGCAACATCTGGAACGGTAAGTTTTAACTTATCGATAGAAGAAATCGTTGAAGACGCATACGAAAGATGCGGTGGTCAAGCACGTGCAGGTTACGACCTAAAAAGTGCGAGACGATCATTAAATATTTTATTGTCTGAATGGGGCAATAGAGGTTTACATTTTTGGGAAGTCG